AGGGTATGGCTCTGTTGCATCAACTGTAACTAAAGGCTCAAAACCGTCGCCGCTCTCGGTGGTTAATTGATCGCTAGCTTGGGTGACTAGATAGCCTTGTACAAACTCGGCTACCAATATGTCACCCGACTCGGTGGTTAAATCTTCGCTGTCATACCCAGGGTATAGGTTTAACCCAACACCTGTTTCGCAAGTTAATTGCAGACTATGCTGCGCGGTGCGTTTTAGATTGTTTTGACCGGTAGGCAGCGCGCGCCATGAGCGCAACCATTTTTGGGGTTGGTCATAATCGGTGTATTGAACCAAATCTAATTGGTAAATATTGCCGTTTTCAAAGTCACCGACAATAATGTTGCCGCCAAAATTGCATTGGCAATTGCCACGGTTGCGGGTAAAGTAACCGTCCTCAAACCCTGCGCGTTCGTGCCAACCTTGAGTAGCAACGTCGTACACCCAAGTAGCGTTAGCCACAGGGAAATTCAACACATAGAAAGCGTGACCGTCTTGCTGATAGGTATACCCCACCGCGTCAGACATATTGCCGTATTGTTGGATTTGCCACTCAACGGCGTGGGTGCTGATACGCACGCCTGTGTAGCCTTGCGAGCGGTAAACGATACCGTGACCGCGCGCATCTTGACCAAGCCAAAACAACCCGTTGTCTAACTTGGCAACGGAAAATGCTGCGGCGCAACCAATTTCGTTAAACGCACCTTGAATGCGGGTAAGCGGAAAGTCCACCAGACCTGCGTCGTACCAAACCTCAATTGAGTCCGTGCCAAAAAGCCAAGCCTCTCGGTGGTCTACACTAATTGCCACCAAGCCGTCAGGCGAGCCTTCAGCGCTTGCGAAAGCCAATGGATCAACTTGAGTGCCGTCAAGCAACGCCGTTACCCAAACCTTTTGACTATTTGGCTCGTTGTAAACAAAATAGCCGTCAAGATAACCTACCGTTACCGCACCCGTAAAGTCAGGGTCAGTAATCTCGGCAAACTGATCTAGCGTTTCGTTATAGATGTACGATTTTGGATTGCAAGCAATAAACAATTGAGTGCCGTTATCCGCAATCGATACCTGACCTGAACCACTAATCACACCCAATAGTCTAGGCGTAGCAGTTAAACCTTCAACTTTGTAAAACTCCAAACCCGAAGCAACGTAAAAGTCTGAACCATTAGTTTGATGCGCCCACAACCCACGGATAGGGCCTGTGCCAATTGTCTGCAAAAACTTTAGCCCTGGCGCTCTGTTCAAAAACGCCGGAGTCTGCCCACCCTCCGGAATGATTTCCGGAAACAAATTCACCATTCGGTTGTCGGCTGCGTTTACGCTGCGAGCAACATAGGCGCTGCCGAGGATGGGCGTTTGCATTAAGCACTCACAACCTTGATGACAGCAAAGCGAATTCCTACTGCTTCAGCAAGTGCGCCGGCAGTCCAATTGGTTACATAAATGGTTGCAGACCCTGCAAGCGTTGAGGCTTGAAATAAATAAGAACCAATCGTGCCGCCTGTGATGTGGTTCATTACAATAATGTCGCCTGCCTCAATTGTGCTATTTGTCAGCGTAAACGACACAGTTGTAGCCGCTAAAAGGTTGGCGTTATTTGTTGTGATCTGACCGTTAGTCTTATTCAATACTACGGTCGTGGCTTTATTTGTTAGTTGAGTAACTACACCGCCCGAGCCAGTTTCGTAGCCTTGTTTGCCCGCGCCGGTGATGGTTTGGTTGCCTGTTGTAATTAAGCTAGTACCAGTAGCCGCGCCCAAGACAGGCGTTACCATCACCATAGAAGTGCTGGTACACGCCGAAATATTACCCGAGGCAACTGTGCCCAAGACGGGGGCTGTCAAAGTAGGCGTGGTAATGGTGGGCGAGGTTGCAAACACCGCCGAGCCTGTGCCCGTTTCATCTGTCAACGCAGCGCGTAAGTTTGCACTTGATGGCGTGGCAAGGAAAGTAGCCACGTTTGCGCCTAACCCTGATACACCCGTAGCAACAGGCAAGCCCGTACAGTTAGTTAAAACACCCGAGGCGGGCGTTCCTAGCGCAGGCGTGACAAGCGTGGCGCTAGTAAACAGCAGCGCATTGGTCACCTGTTTAGTAACGCCGCCTTGCACAATGGGCAATACATCCGTTGTAAGAGCGGAAGAGGCAACGGGCAGCGCAGTAATGGCTACGTTTGACATAGTTAGTCCTTAATAATTACCGGCAAAAATGTTATACCGCTGACGCGTTGCCACAATCGAATACGGCAGCGACATGATGTCGTCGGGGTTGTTAATTCGTTTGAGGTTACGTTTAGATGCCATTGCGATGCGTGACACTTGTGGAGAAGGCTCAACACCAAAGTCTGCCGCAATCTCACAAGCCAAGTTGTATTTGAATGCTCGCAGATAGCCTGGCGGGAAGGCTATGGTTGTAGACAACAGCGCAGGTTGGTCAAGCGGGTCAACGCTAATGAAGTGCCATTCCAATACCTTAGTAGGCACCGGATAAACGTGCATATCAATATCGGGGTAATTCGTATTGATCCACATTACTTGTGGATAGGTCGAGGTCACGGTCTTAACCGCAATACCGTCGTACTGTTGCTGATTGATCAGCTTAATACCAAAAGAAATGCCGTTGGCGGGGTCAACAAAATAGGTTGCATCGTCCATCAAGATAGGACGATTGCCGACAAAATTGCCCGAGGGGCCAAGGGTTCGGCTAATAAAGCCTGGGGGCCACAAGAAGACTTGCTCTTGAGTGGTAAAAATAGACAAGCGTTCAGTTGACCAACTGTCGATCATCTGGTTAAGCGCAGTAAGTGCATCTTGCGAAGTAGCCGCTGAAGGCGTTTCGCTTTCGGCAAGCACACCAAGTAACCTTAGCGCGCCATTGATTTGGTCGCCCGCAGTATAAGTTGCCATACTTACTCCGTTTTACGACGACGTTTTAACTCATTTACCGGCACTGCATCGGGTGCAGGTGCGTCTAAAGTATACCTTGTCCAACCCTCTTTAACATCAGCGTCGGCTTCCATATCAGAAATGGCAACCTTAGTTCCGTGTTTGGGATGTTTGAGATAGATGTGCATAATTACCTCAAAGGCGAGGGGAGTGAGTTTAACTCACACCCCTCTACTTATTAACCTGCGATGCGGTAAGCAACGTAGGTTGCGTCAGCGGTCTTGCGAACGCGCCAATTACAAGCTGAAACTGCTGCAACCGCAGCAACACCAACCAAAGTCACGCCGGTGTTAGCCGTGACAGTTGCGGCGTTTGTGGCACCGGTGTTAATAATGAAAAAATCAAACGAACTGTTGACTTTCATGCTAGGGAAAGCTGCGTCAAGATCAGTGCCCAAAGGCAATGTCAAGGCAACAGCAGCGCCCGTGTAAGTGATAATGCCGGTTGCTAATTCAGCGGCGGTCAGGGTTGCCACTGCTGTTTTAGCTGTTGGTGCTGGTTGAACGCTAAGAATAACCTCAGTGAGGTTACCGTCGCCAAGCTGATAGCCGCCTGCGCCATTTGGAAGTGCCATGATGAAATTCCTTTAAAAAGTTTAGAAGAGGGGGCTTTCGCCCCCACTCTGTTTAGCCCCAGAGTCGAACGGCGGTGACCGGACGCACAGCAGCATAGCCGTAAAGTACGTCTATACGGCAAGGCAGTCGGTCGTTATTGATGTCGTATTGACGAATAATACGCATCGAAATACCGTTATGAACTTGACGTGAAGCCATATCAACACCTTGTGGCAACAACAAGTCGGCAGTCGCAAACGTGATCGCATCTTTGTGATAGATCAAGTTTTGTGGGTAAACTGTAGCTGAACCACCCAAGAACGTCAACACAGCGCTAGCTAATGGGAACGAATCCACAGTAGCCAAAGCGTTTGCGGGGGTATAAATCGGTGGCTGAATTGACAGAGTTGCAGTGGTTGTTGACGAAACAGTTACGTCAGCAGTCACAACAAACTGTTGCAGCGAGCCAGTCGATTGACGGGTTTGTGGGTTAACAGCGTACACGCTACCGATTGTGAACACGTCGCCAGTTTTAAATGTGGGTGACCCGCTAGTAAAACTGATGGCCAACGAAGTTGCGCCTTGAGTAGCAACAGTAGTCGCCACAATAGGAGCAGTTGGTGTGACACCGGTGGTGTGCTGATAAATTGACTGCGACATATTGATCTCGTCTAAGCCCAAAATGCCTTCGCCCATCATGCCGTTTTTAAACTGGCGGCTGATAGTGCCGGTGGGGTTAAAGAGACCCTTCATGCCCTCAACTAGACCGGCGTTAGCAGCGGGGTTAACCGTTGCGTAGCGTGGTGACATCGGAGTAGCAAACTCGTTAAGTTTTTGGCTAGCTTGGAGCAGAACCAAAGACGTGGCTGGCGTTGTGCCAGGCGTACCTACCGAGTTGTAAATGCTCTTGTACGAAGTTGCTACGTTAGCATCCACAGTCGAAGCCAATTGGCTAACGCGAGGCTTGAGAACGCGTTCTGCGAAGTCATCCAATTGCATGGTAAGTTCGGCAGAGGTGAAGTTCACACCAATGTGTTGTTGGCTTGACACGGTCAAGGTTGTGTATTGCTCGTTGTCGTCCTGAACTTGCAGGGCGGCACCGTCGGTCACTAGTGCGCGGTCTGGGAGACGGATACGCAGAGTTGAACCGATCTTTGCACCTTCAACGGCGAATGAATCGTCGTATTGGCGGTTGACATTGCGTACGAGCACAAGGTTGTTCTCAAGGATTTCGAGGGCTTTCCGTGTGATCATATCAATGGTTAGAATGCTGTTTGCCATGATAATTTCCTAAAATAAGTTAGCGGAGGCGCGCTTCCTGCTTCTTTATCTGTCGTGTGCGTTCGGCTTCAATCCATTCCGAAGTAGACATAGTCTTAATCGAACGTGGATCGGTCGTGTCGTATGACGGTGAACCCGTTGTACGCGCAGTGACAGGTGAAATAGGCGATGGTGCGTTTGATGTTTTTTTAACTGGAGGGTTTGCGGCTAACTGAGCCTCAATCCTTCCAATCTCTTTGGCTTGCATGATAGGCGAAAGACGTGAAATCCGTTCCGCTTCTCGGGGGTTTGCGCCTAAGTGATATGCCACTTCGGGGCCAATGTCCGAGGCTTGAATGGATTGGGCCATCACGGTGGTGATTGGTAGATTCGGGTTGTAGGCGACTTGTTCAAAATCGTCGTACTTTGCACGAACCTCTTCTTCCTTGTCGTGATAGGCATTGAGTATTTCAGTCTGTTGTTTGCGCTGTTCTCGCTCTGCAAGTTTTTGCTCCGCACGTTGATCAGCCAAGGCTTCGACATAATCTTCGTTTGTAGCAAACTGCTCGGGCGTAACCGGTGCTTGTTGCACAACAGGTTGAACTGCTCGTTCCCTTTCCCACTTTCGCTGCTCTCTAGCGAGCCGCTTACCGATTGCTGCGTCTAGTTCCTCTTGTGAAAAAGTCTTAGGCGTTGCATCGGGTACTTCCGGCGTTTGTACTTCAGATGCTGGGGCTACCGTAGCTTCCAGTTCCGGCGCGGGCACTTCCGCTTGGCTTACTTCGTCTGACATTTTGTTTCCTGAGAAACCCTAGTGGTTCGCACTAGTACGATGAGTATATTACTTAGAATCTTAGCTTGCAACCTTTTTACGCACTTAGGGCGGCGACTTTGGCTTGGAAAGCCTTTACACGATCATCTAAAGCGTTTTGGCTGTTTTGCAAAGCCTCAAGCTGTTTAGTTAAAGTGTTTTCACGGGTTGTGGCCGCAGCCTCACGAGTAGCCAAAGCGGCGTCTCTTGAAGCGCTAGATTTATCAAATGCCACGGATTTAATGTTAAATGCCTCTTCTGCCAAATCTAAAGCCTTAGACCGAGCGTCTTGGGTGGCTTTAAAGGCAGTGGCTTTGGCGGTAGCAGCTTGAGCAGCCGATAATATTTCACTGGCTTGCGTTTTAGCGTCATTTAACGCTTTAGCGGCAGCGACTTTTAAATCAAGCGTGTCTTGCACAGCCGAAAGCGCGCCTTGACGAATAACCAATTCATCACGCAAAGTTGCCATATTAGCCAAGTCGAGTGGCAGCTTATTGGTGAAATAATCCACATAATTCATGGCTGGGGTATCGTTAGAGATGTTCATTTTTGTGCCTTACGCGTAGTATGAAATATTAAGTTTGGCACCCGCAACTTGCTCAATAAACCGGATCATTGTCAGGTCACCGTCGTACTGAAGAGTTACACCCACAGCCAAAGGCATACCGACTGAAGCAGAAGGTGCCGTGCTGTCGTCGCGCCAACGCACGGCTTGACCCTCTGGCGTAATGAGCGCAATGGTTGGGCGTTGGTTTAAACCGTTTACGTCAGTTGCGGGTACAGTCAAAAAGGATGCTGAACTTAACGACGTAATTTGTTGATAACCCAAGCGGGTAGTAATAGCTTTAAGATTGACGGACATTAAATTCTCCTAGTTGTAGTAAATGAGCGTATTTTAATCAGGGTTTGCAATGCAGCGTTAGTAATTGCAGCAAAAAATCCTTGACCAAAAAATAAGCCGCCAAAAAAGCTATTCATATTTATTCAGACCAAGGCAGCGGTGTAGGCTGTGGCACAGGGATCGCTGCTTGAGCAATCAAGTTATCCAACGCTTGATACATCTGACCAATTACATCTTGACCGATAGCGTCTTGAGTCCATTGGATTGCTTGCGCCTCAGTAATGTCAGCGTAGAGTGTGAAATTTGACGCATCTGCGGGTAGCAGATTTACGGTGTAATAAACCGCCTCGCCGCTCTCTGAAATTGCAAAGGCTGATCGAACGACCGTATCTTTTTCAGGTACGTTAAGCGTTTCTAACGATTGAATTGTCCAAGTTTTCATTTTTATCCTACTTTCCAGTTTGTGCCATCACTATAAACAGGTGAGGCAACCGCCCCACCACCTACAACTGTTGATCCAAATGCAGGCGCTAATGCGTCAGTCACAAACGCACTTGCGCCAAGTCCTGCTGTTGCTGCTGCGGGTAATAAAGCCACCGTAGACGAACCAAAGTTCATCCATTTTGCACCTGCCGTAATTGTTAAGCCAGGGATGCGAAACGATGTGATTGACGAATTGCCTAGCGTGATTTCGTTGCTGACATTTGACAAAGTTGCTGAAGCACTTACACCTAAAACTAAATTATTACTACCGCTAACAAGGTTAGTTCCCGCACTAGTTCCCACCACGGTATTATTGGAACCAAATAAAGTTACACTATTTAGTGCTTGATAGCCTATTGCTACGTTTGATGCACCAGTTGTTGCTGACAACAACGCTTGATAGCCTAATGCGGTATTAAAACTAGCTGTAGTAATTGCTGCCCCCGCTGTATGCCCAATCGCAGTATTGTAATTCGCAGTATTAAACGTAGCCACCGGAATACTAAATCCAGAACCTGTGCCACCAATCAAGGCTGCTGCAACTGTTAAAACGGTTGCTGCTGTTGATGATGCACTAATTCCTGCTGTGACCAACGTGACCGTGCTGACAACACCACCTGCAACCACAACCGTGACCGTTGGGTAAGTAGCAAATGTTGCACCGCTAACGGGAGTCATTGCAACTGCCGTGTAAGTTCCGTTAGTGTACCCACTACCCGCCGTGACTGAACCAAGCGTAGCTACGTTGGTCGTTGCAGCATTTAACGCTTGGAAACCAACCGCAGTTTGATTGCCGCCCGTTGTGTTATTTTGCAGCGCAGATAATCCAATGCCAATATTAGCGCCGCCAGTTAAATTTTGATACAACGCAAAATAACCGATTGCTGTATTATTGTTTCCCGTTGTGTTTTTAGATAAATTTAATCCACCAAAAGATTGATTTGATACAACAGCACCGCCGCCTTTGCCTACGTTGTTACCATTAATTGTTGCATCGTTCGCAGTGGTCAGCGTTGTCCCGTTAAACGTCAGATTGGCAGAGTCTTGCAACAGACCGCCAGTACCCGCATAGGTCACTCGACCTGACGTTAAGCCAGAGTCTGTGATGCTTGTGAACGTACCAGCCGCTGCGGTTGTAGCACCGACTGTTGCACCATTAACCGTACCGCCTGTAATTGCTACAGCGTTGGCGTTTTGCGTAGCCATTGTGCCAAGGCCGGTAATGTCCCCGCTTGGTACAGTTGCGCTAGCCGTCATTGCAGCAGTACCGTTGCCTTTGACATAGCCTGTTAAGGTTGTAGCACCTGTGCCGCCTTGGGAAACATCTGCTGCACCACCTAAGCTATGTGTAGCGTCCCATGCCGTAGCACCGGTCGTGCTAAACGTACCGTCAGAGGGGGTAGTGTGGGTGATTGATAGCGTCATATTAAGTTCCGGTTAACGTGCGAACTTCAGCCCAATCGGTATTTAAAACGTGTGCTGATCCCGTTGTAAGCCTAACCCAACCTTGCACAACATATTGACTACCTGCAGC